AAGCAACTGATGAAGAATCAGAAGAAGAAACCGAAGAAGAAACCGAAGAAGAATCAGAAGAAGAAACAATGATGGAAAACAAAAAACCAGTAAAGGAAGTATTAACAATGGGCACTGCTCTTCTTATGGCTGCAGGAATTATCTCAGGCCTTGTAGGTGGCGGGGCGATAGTTGCCAGTGCAGAAAAAAAGAGGGATATCAAGAAAAAGACAGCAGAACTTCTTGCGAACGGTATGCCCCCAGAAGAAGCAGCTAAAGAAGCTATTAAATTCGTTAACGCGGACTGGGATAAACCAGCTTATGGTCCTCAAACTGGTAAAGGAGGATTTAACCCTGGAACTAATCTTGAAGAAGAAAAAGAAAAAATCAACGAAGCTGCTCTTAGCCCTGTCGAAATAGCAGGAATTATCGGAGGTATTACATCTATTGTTGGTGGTTCAGTAGCTCTTTCTACGTTTCAAGATAAAGCTCTTGCTGGTAAGTATGGTGAGAATATGAAACGTTTCATGGAAAAACTTACTGCCGCTGGTAGCGCTGCTGCAGGAGCAACACAACACACTTCTACTGATTCTAGTAGAATACAAGCTGATGACTCTGAAGAAATGACGGAAACTATCGAAACTTTAAAAGCTGAACTTAACGAGGTTAATCTTCTAAATTCTAAGTTACTCTACACAAATAAGATCTTTAAAGCTAAAAACTTAACAGAAGCTCAGAAAGTTAAGGTATTAACTACCTTTGACAAAGCTGAATCAGTTAAAGAGGTTAAGCTTGTATACGAAACCTTATTAGAAGGTCTAGTTTCAACAACAAGTACTACTAAAGAAGCTATTAAAGAATCTAAGAGTTTTGCATCTAAAGCAGTCGGAGTATCTCCAAAGAAGCCTGTAGTGGAGACTGACGGTATGGTAAGTAGGTTCCAAAAACTTGCAGGCATTAAGTAAAACGAAAAATTAGAAAGTACATAAAATGTCAAACGTACAACAATTATTAGAATCTGCTAATCCCTGGCAGAGTTTGCAATCTGACTCGGTTAGATTAGCAAAGAAATGGGACGCTACCGGCCTTTTAGAAGGTTTGAATAGCGAGATTGAGAAAAATAACATGTCTATGATTCTTGAGAATCAGGCTAAGCAATTGGTAGTTGAGACTTCTCAAACTGGAACAGGTGGTAGCTTTACAGCTGGTACTGGTGAGCAGTGGGCTGGAGTTGCTCTTCCTTTGGTTAGAAAGGTATTTGGTCAGATCGCTGCAAAAGAATTCGTTTCTGTTCAGCCTATGAACTTACCTTCTGGTCTTGTATTCTTCTTAGACTTCCAATACGGAACTTCAAAGAATCCTTTCACTTCAGGTGATTCTATGTATGGTGATTCTTCTGACAACTTCGGTAACACCTCTACTGGTGGTTTATACGGTGCTGGTAGATTCACTTATTCTACAAACCAGTTCTCAGCTTCTGCTACTGCTACTACAGCTTCAGCTACCTTATCAGACATCAACTACAACTCTGATTATAGCGCTTCTGTTGCTGCTGGTGAGGTTATCAAGTTGACTGTTGCTACTTCTTCTATCTCTTCTGATATCGACGTATTAGGAGTAAGAGGATTTGTAATCACTTCTGGTTCTACCGTAACTTTAGCTGATAACTTGAACGAATTTAACTACTTCTCTGGAGGAAATGTAGTATTCTTCGTATCTCAGTCTGCTGCTCCTGCTATCGGAAGTTCATACGTAATCGAGTACAACAAAGATACTAAAGATAATGCAAGAGGTGACTTCGAATCAGGTGCTAGCTATGCTGTTCCTAACGCTGAGTCTACTTCTGACATCGTTATCCCACAGATTAACGTTTCTATGAGATCTGAGGCTATCGTTGCCAAGACTAAGAAGTTGAAAGCACAATGGACTCCTGAATTCGCTCAAGACTTGAATGCATACCATAGCTTGGATGCTGAAGCTGAGTTGACTTCTACAATGTCTGAGTACATCAGTCTTGAGATCGATCTTGAGATCTTAGATATGTTGATTGAATCAGCTGCTGCTGGTACTGAGTACTGGTCTGCTGTTAACAACAGAACTATCGTTGGTAATGAAACTTCAGTTGCTTCTTTCGGAGACGCTGGATTCTTCAATACTCAAGGTCAGTGGTTCCAGACTTTAGGAACTAAGATGCAGAAATTATCTAACATCATCCATCAGAGAACTTTGAGAGGTGGTGCTAACTTCTGTGTAGTTAGTCCTACTGTAGCTACTATCTTAGAAAGCATTCCTGGATTCGCTTCTACTTCTAACGGAGATGTAAGCGTTGCTACTTACGCTTTCGGTGTACAGAAGATGGGTCAGATCAACAACAGATACACTGTTTATAAGAACCCATACATGAAAGAGAATACTATCTTGATG